CGGCGCCGTGGTGGTGCTGGTGCACCACGCCGGCAAGGACACGAGCAAGGGCGCGCGCGGCTGGTCGGGCTTGCGCGCCGCAGCCGACGCCGAGCTCGAGGTCGTGCGCCTCGGCGCGGCCCGGGTCCTCCAGGTTACGAAACAGAAGGACGGTGACGACCACGGGCGTTGGGCCTTCGACCTGGTCGAGGTGGCGCTCGGCATGGACGAAGACGGCGACGTGGTGTCCTCGTGCGTCGTGGTCGAGGCCGCGATGCCTGCCACCGGCCAGGTGGGCAAGCCGCTCGGGAAGATCGAGCAGGTGGTCAACGAGGTGATCCAGGAATTCGCCCAGGCGCAGACCGCCGGCATCGAGGTCGCAGCGGTGCTGGCCGAGGCGGTGAAGCGCCTGCCCGAGCCTGAGGATGGCAAGCGCGACACACGTAAGCAGCACGCCAAGCGGGCCCTCGCGGCGCTGTGCGAGGGCGACGAAGCGGCCTATTGGATGCGCGACGACGGCACTTTGGAGGTGATGTGATGAAGCAGTCGACTACGAACGTGCAGGGAATAGCGTGCACCACGCTTGCACCACTGCACCACGTGCAAAAAAACGCACGTGGTGCACGTGGTGCAAGCTTGAAAACGCGGCATACCCCATTGGGTATACGAGCGTGTGGCTCCGACGTGAGTGTCGTGAACGCGCAAATTTCTGCATGCCCGGGCGTGAACGTGCAAAAAAAAGCTGCACCACGTGCAACACGGCTGCACCACGGTGCACCGTGGTGCAAGGTGCAGTGCTCCCAACTGCACCACGGCGGGGGGAGGGGGGAGGAGCGTAGCTCCTTCCCCCCCCGCCCTGGTGCAGCAGCACGGGGTGGTGGTGGGGGTATCCGACGGCGGGCCCCTTTGGCCGAACCCGCAATTTTTTACGGGACACCTGGTGCAGCGCGGACGTGCGAATTTTTGCACGTTCGCCGAGTCGCTTCGCCGAGGTCCCCTCCGGCGGGTCGCAAGGCGGCGCCTGGCGCGACCGGCGCCGCGCATTTTTACGAGGCCGCATGACCGGCCGCGTCGACTGGGAGTGCGTGCTGGCGGACTTGGCCTGGGTGCTCGGCGAGCCGATGCCGGGCAGCGCCGAGCGCACGCCTCTGGGCACGCGAGCGCTGGCCGAGCGGCTGCGCGTCTCGCGTGGTGCGCTGCGCAACTGGTGCGCCGGCACCGAGCCGCGCCACAGCGACGCGTTGCGGCTGCTGCAGCGCTGGTCGGAGCTCACCGGCAAGCCCGCGTCGATGGCGCCGGTGCAGCGGGCTTGAAATCGCCCGCCACTTGTGGCGATGATGCGCGACCATGTGCAATCCGCTGCTCGTCGTCGCCGCCGCGTCCGTCGCGTCTGCCGCCTACTCGGCCGACCAGCAGCGCAAGGCCGTGCACTCGCAGCAAGACGCGCTCGCGGCATCCCAAGCCGAGGACGCGCGCAAGGCGGCCGAGGCCGAGACCGGTGCGCAGGTCGCAGCCAATGCCAACCTGGCCGACGCCAAGCGGCGCCGTCGCACGAGCGCCCTCGGCGCAGGCGACCCCAACGCCGGCACGAGCGACACGCTGGGCGGTACGTCGTCGGTGCTCGCCACCGGCGGGCCCACGCCCTACGCCACGGCCGCCACGGGCGCCGCGGCCGCGCGCTCGAGCTCCGGCGCAACAGCGCTGGGCGCCGGGGCGCCACCCGCGGCCGGCGCGCGCACGGGCGGCGGGGGCGGTGGTGGCTCGCGCATGACGCGGGTGAGCGCGCTCTGATGGCTGCCAACGTCGTTGCTCTGGCCAAGCGCCTGAGCGCGCTCAAGGCGCTGCGCATGCCGCACGAGCAGGTCTGGCGCGACTGCTTCGACCACTCGTTCCCGATCCGCGGCTCGGGGCTGCAGTCCAACTCCCTGACCGCGCAGACCGCGCTCGACCGCAAGGCGCGCCTGGTCGACGACACGGCCACCGACGCGGGCCGCACGCTCGCCGCTGCGCTCGTCAGCGGCATGACGCCGGCGAGCTCGCGATGGTTCTCGCTCGAGGTCGTCGGCGCCGACGACGCCGGCCGCCAGTGGCTCGACGGCTGCGCCTCGCAACTGCACCAGGAGATCCATGCGTCGAACTTCGACGCCGCCGCCTACGAGTGCAGCCTCGACATGGTGGGTGCGGGCTGGTTCGCGCTGTACGTCGATGTCGACCGCAAGGCCGGCGGCGGTTTGCGCTTCGAGCAGTGGCCCTTGGCCGGCGTCTACGCGTCGGATTCAACTTACGGCGGCACCTGCGACACGGTGCTGCGCGCCTACACGCTCACCGCGGTGCAGGCGGTCAGCGAGTTCGGCGACGCGTGCAGCGAGCAGGTGCGCAAGGTCGCCGCCGTCGAGCCCGACTCCCCCATCGAGCTGTGCCACGCGATCTATCCGCGCAGCGCCTGGGTGACCGACGCGAAGATGGCGCGCAACCTGCCGATCGCCTCGTGTCACTTCGAGGTGCAGACGCGCCACCTGCTGCGCGAGTCGGGCTACAGCGAGATGCCGGTGATCGTGCCGCGCTGGGTGATGATCCCGGACTCGGTGTACGCCGTGGGGCCGATGTTCGACGCGCTGCCGAGCGCCCGGCAGTTGAACGAGATGGTCCGCATGGACCTGGCCAACGCGGAGCTCGCCATCGCCGGCATGTGGATCGCCGAGGACGACGGCGTGCTCAATCCGCGCACGATCAGGGTCGGTCCGCGCAAGGTGATCGTCGCCAACAGCGTCGACTCCATGAAGCCGCTCAGCACCGGCGGCAACTGGCAGCTCGCCGACGAGCGCATCGCGCAGCTGCGCGGCCAGATCCGCAAGCTGCTGATGGCCGACCAACTGCAGCCGCAGGACGGCCCGGCGATGACCGCCACCGAGGTGCACGTGCGCGTGTCGATGATTCGCCAGTTGCTCGGCCCGATCTACGGCCGGCTGCAGGCCGAGTACCTGCAGCCGCTGGTCGAGCGCTGCTTCGCGCTGGCCTACCGCGCGGGCATCTTCGGCCAGGCGCCGGATTCGATCGCAGGGCGCGGCTTCTCGGTCAAGTTCATCGGGCCGCTGGCGCGCTCGCAGAAGATGGAAGACGTGGGCGCCATCGAGCGGCTCAACGCCGACCTGGCTGCAGTCGTGCAGATGAAGCCAGAAGTGCTCGACATGATCGACTTCGACCAGGCCACACGCACGCTGGCCGAGGCCCTCGGCGTGCCGCTCGTGCTGCTGCGCAACGCCGATCAGGTGCAGGCCGTGCGCGACGCGCGTGCGCAGCAGCAGGCCGCGCAGCAGCAGCAGCAGCAGGCCCAGCAGATGCAGGCCAGCGCCATCGACGCCGCGATGCAGCGCTCGGCCAAGGCCGCCTGACCCACCACCCAAAGCAAACGGGAGACCGAGCCATGCCAGGCCCCACCATCGCCGGCACCTTCGCAACTGGCGCCGCCGCATCGGTCGGCAACGCCAGCGACGTGTGCAACATCCACAGCAGCGCGACCCAGCTGCGGCTGACGGTCGCGGGGCTCGACGCGAGCAACACCGTCAAGACGCAGAAGCGCACGAGCCCGGGCGGCGCGTGGGTGGACCAGACCACGTACAACGCGGATCAGTCCGCTGCGCCGATCGTGGTGGCGCCGGGCGAAGAGTGGCGCCTCGTGCAGGTGTCGCAGCAGGCGATCCGCGACATCCGGTACAAGCTGTCGCTCGAGAACTGATGGGCGACGAGCGCAAGGCCGCCTGATTCCCTGATGGAGAACTGAAATGGCCGACGCGAACAGCGTTTCCCCTGGGCTTGCCACGCTGGGGGCTGGCAGCTGGACTGTCACCGAGCCGAGCGCGGGCGGGCGGTTTGGCTCTGTCGGCGTGCTGACGCCGCAGCAGATTCTGGCTACTCAAGCCCTGGTGTCAGGGTATTGGAATGTGCCGGCACCCGCCTGGAAGGCCGCGACCTCAACTGTCGCGGCGGGGTCTACGGCGAAAGGCATCTGTGTACGCGGGTTCTCGGAACTGTCGGGGCTCACCACGACTGCCCAAGACGCCAACATCACCGTTACACCCACGATCGATACCGCAGCACCGTTCGGCGGGACGGCGCTCAAGCTGGCTATCGTGAATACCGCCGGCGCAGCTCGTTACGTGCAAGTTCAAAGCGGAAACGCGGACATCAACATCCCGAATTTCAAGGGAGCGAAACGGCGATTCGCCGCGCGTGTAGCGACCGACGACAACACCAAAATTTCGCAAGTCGAGCTGTACTACGGCATCTCTGGGCTTGGCAGGTTCGTCCGGTCTCGCCGGTTCCCTGGCGACGCCTCGGGGGCTCTCGCCTACACCTACTATTTCCACGGCGGGCCGAACGCGATAACTGACACGCTGCTCGATAATGACGCCGTGACTCAGTACCGGTTCACGGTTTACGTGCCGGCCAGTGCGACAGTCAACGTGTGGATTGACGGTCTGTATTTGCCGGATCGAACCCCGGGCTTCGTGGCGTGGACATTCGACGATCAAACAGTCAGCTTGGCAACGTTTGCCAGCCTGCTTTCGGCGCGCGGTATGCACGGGACGTTTGGCATCAATCAGTCGGGCATCACGTCAGGCGCCCTCACCCCGCTACCAGCCTACGGTGGGACCGCGCTCAAGTGGGAGGATTTGGCAGTCATGGCGGCGGCTGGCCATGAGCTTGGATCGCTCAACGTCAACAACACCGACATCACGACGGCCGGACTAGCCACTTACATGGCCGAATACCGCACGATGAAATGGGACATGTATCAGCGGGGCTTGCTGACGGCGCCGTTTTATCACCCGTGTGTGCAGGGTGTCACCACTCTCGTGGGCTCAGACGCCCTGTTAGCCGAGGGCGCACGGGTCCAGCGTCTGGTGACTGCGGACAACTGCGAGCCGATGTTCCGCGAGCAGTTTTTGACCTGCGTCCCCGTGCGCAATTTGGATACGGCGTACCAGCTCGGCAACGCCACGACAGCCGGGAAGATGTTGTCGTTCCTGCAGGACGCCATCGACTACGGGACTGACATCGTATTCATGGGCCACCTGCTCGACGCCAGCTCCTACGGGGCTGCGAAGTGGCCCGTCGCCGACTTCATCGCGCTGGCCGATGCGGTAAAGGCCGCTGTTGTTGCTGGCCAGCTCGGCGGCGCTGGGTCGGTCAGCGAATGGGCCAGGTATCGCGGCTGGCGAGTCGCCTGAATCTCATCCCCTGCCGGTGAACACAGCCAAAGCCGACCCGGCGACCTACGCCCGGGTGTTTGAGGGGCACCACGAGGGCGCCCTGGTGCTCGAAGACCTGATCGCGCGCTTCGGTGGCGCGCTGTTCGTCAAGGGCGGCGAGGAAGGTCGACGCGAGACCGACTACCGGCTGGGCCGGCGCGCGGTGCTCGACTTCATCCTCGGCCAGGTCAACCAGGCGCACGCCGTGCCGCCTGCCGACGACGAAGAACGCGCCGCCGGCGCCTGACACGCAGCCACCTTCCGAAAGGGCAAGCATGGCCGAAGACACCACCCCCACCACCGGCGACACGAGCGCGGCCGTAGCCGCGACATCCAGCGCCAGCGCAGCCGACACGTCGGGGGCAGCGCCCGCGGCGGCGTCCGTGCTCGCCGCCGGCGCAGCGTCGACTGCCGCTGCGCAGCCGGGCACGCCGACCGATCCGCTGGCGTGGCTGCCCGCCAAGCATCGCGTCTTCGGCGAAGACGGCAAGACCCTCAACCTCGAAGCCTCGGCGCGCAAGGTCGCCGAAGCCTACGGCCACGCCGAGCGACGCATCGGCTCGGGCGAGCTGCCGCCCAAGACCGCCGAGGAGTACAAGGTCAACGTGCCGGCCGCGCTCGGTGACAAGTTCAAGGCCGAAGACCTCGGCAAGGACCCGATGCTGCAGGCCTTCCTCAAGGACGCGCACGCGGCCGGCATGACCCAGAAGCAGATCGACATGACGATCGGCGCCTGGCTCGAGCGCGCGCCGGCGCTGGTGCAAGGCGTCAAGCAGCTCGACGAGCGCGCGGCCACCGCCGAGCTGCGCAAGACGTGGGCGACCGATGCCGAGTTCACCGAAGGCGTGCAGCGCGCCTTCCGCGCCGGCAAGGCGTTCGCCGGCGCCGACTTCGAAGGCATCCTCGGCGACTACGGCAACGACCCGCGCATCGTGCGCATGCTCGCTGCGGTCGGCAAGGAGCTCGCCGAAGACGCCTCGGCCCCGGCCGGCGCGCAGGCCGGCTTCCAGGCCGATCTGGAGGCGCTCACCAAGTCCAAGGCGTACATGGACCCGAACAACCCGGAGCACCTGGCCACCAAGCAGAAGGTCGCGGCGCTGTTCGCACGCACCTACGGCAACGAGCCCAAGCGCCCGGGCCCGATCGTCATCACTACCGGCTGAAGCGCGCTGACGCGGGCTTGAACAAGCCCGCGCGGTCGACGTACATTGCCCCCACACGGCCCGCGTGAGGCAGCGCGGAGACCCGTAGCAGATGCCCCACCACACCGCTGCAGCCGGCGGACCGTGGCGTAACAACCGGGCCCCGCGAGGGACACCCCGAGGCGAACTTCACCGTTCAACTCCGGGAGTGTCCCCATGAGCTTTCAAGTCACAGAAGCGATGGTGCAGCAGTACGGCACCAACTTCCGCACGCTGTTCCAGCAACGCCAGGCGCGCCTGCGCCCCTGGTGCCAGGTCGAAGCCGGCATCGTCGGCCAGTCCAAGAGCGTCGAGCGCATCGGCAAGGCCGAGGCGTACGACATCACCAGTCGGCACGCCGACACCAAGTACGTCGAGGTGCCGCACTCGCGGCGCTGGATCGACCTGCAGGACAAGGGCTGGGCCGAGCTGATCGACGAGCTCGACAAGATCCGCATGCTCGCCGATCCGACCTCGCCCTACGCGTCGCTCGCCACCTACGCGCTCAACCGCCAGATCGACGACATCATCATGTCGGCGTCGCGCGGCAACGCGCGCACGAACTCCGGGGTGTCGGCCCTGCCGGCAGCGCAGAAGATCGCCGTGGGCGGCACCTCGCTCACGCTGGCCAAGCTGCTGACGGCCAAGGAGATCCTCGACTCCAACGAGGTCGACGACGACGCGAGCATGGCGGCCGACGGCCAGTCCACGAGCGAGCAGGCCGTGCGCGTCATGGTGGTCAACGCCAAGATGCTCACGAACCTGTACGGCACGACCGAGATCAAGTCGATCGACTACAACTCGGTGAAGGCGCTCGCGCAGGGCCAGATCGACACCTTCCTCGGCTTCAAGTTCGTGCGCAGCGAGCGCGTGGCCAAGGACGCCACCGCCACCACCGGCTACGCCGTGTGCTGGTCGCGCTCGTGCATGGGCCTGGGGATCGGCAAGGACATCATGACCTCGATCGACCCGCTGCCCGGCAAGAACTACTCGGTCCAGGTCTACGCCCGCATGTCGATCGGCGCCACGCGGCTCGAAGACGAGGGCGTGGTCGAGATCGCCTGCGCGTAAGGAGAAACCCACATGGCAAACTTCGTTGCGGACTTCCAGTCCATCATCGACGGCCCGGCCTACGGCCAGCCGCTCGTCAACCGCACGCGCGCGTCCAAGGGCGGCGGCCGCCTGCGCGCATTCGAGGCGATCTTCCGCGCTCCGGCCTCCGGCACGGCGCCGGCCGTCGGCGACAAGATCATCTGGGGCAAGCTGCCGGTAGGCGCGCGCATCCTCGGGCACCTGTCGCGGCTGGACTTCGGCGCCGGCACCGTGGCGTGCACGATCAACCTCGGGGACCAGTTCCTCGCGGCGCGTCACCTGGCGGCCACAGCGATCAACGCCGCCGGCAGTGCGGTGCCGTCCGCCGCGGTGTTCAGCTCGACCTGCGTGGCCGACGTGACCATCGGCAGCACGATGCTCGCCAACGTCAAGGGCATCGGCGCGTGCGGCATCGGCGACGTGCTCAGCGGCACCGGCATCGCCGCCGGCGCCTACGTGGTCGCCGTCGACAAGCAAGCGCGCACGGTGACGATGAGCGCGGCGGCGACGGCCACCAATGCGGCCGTCACCGTGACGGCGCAGGGCACGCCCTACGAGACGAGCGACGACACCTCCAACGTGGCCAACGGCTATGCCTCGGCCACCGACGACGCGACGCTTGTGAGCGTGGTGGCCGGCGCGCAGATCGCCAATTCCCAGGTGATCGCGCTCAAGGTGGTGTACGTGCAGGACTGATGCCCCGACGCCCCCACCCCTGGGGGCTTTCTCCTTGACCGGGGGGCCTCTTGCGCCCCCCGTTCTTTCTTGAAGGATCGGCAAGATGGCGGCCACCGACGTAGCGATCTGCTCCAACGCGCTGCTGATGCTCGGCGCGCAGCCGATCAACGACCTCACCGAGAACAACGATCGTGCGCGCCTGGCGTCCAACCTGTACCCGGCGGTGCGCGACGCGCTGCTGCGCAGTTTCCCGTGGAACTGCTGCATCCAGCGCGTGGTGCTGGCGCCGGACGCGACGGCGCCGGCGTTCGACTGGACGTACCAGTTCCAGCTGCCCGGCGACTTCGTCAAGGCGCTCGCCGTGGGCGAGCTCGGGGCCGAGCATGAGTTCCGCATCGAAGGCCGCAAGCTCCTGAGCAACGACAACCCCTGCCTGCTGCGCTACGTGTTCCGCAACACGAACCCGGCGACATGGGATGACGGCCTGGTCAACGTCCTCACGCTGCAGATGGCCGCGGCGATGGCCTACGGCATCACTCAGTCCGCGGCGCTGCAGGACGCGCTTCAGAAGACCGCCATGAACGCCATGCGCGCGGCCAAGGCGGTCGACGGCCAGGACGACACGCCCGAGACCTTCGGCGACCTGCGGCTGCTGCGCTCGCGCTTTGCCCGCAGCGACATCCTGAGCCAGTGACATGCCGCGCCTGAGCCTGGGGTCGACGAACTTCACTGCCGGCGAGATCAGCCCGCGGCTGTACGGCCGCGTCGACATCGACCGCTACGCCAACGCCGCCAAGCGCCTCGTCAACTGCTACCCCGTGATCCAGGGCGGCGCCAAGCGCAGGAGCGGCACGCGCTTCGTCGCGGCCGCCAAGCTGGGCGCGGCCAAGCGCGCGCGCCTGATCCCGTTCGTCGTGAGCCGCGACACGGCGTACATGCTGGAGTTCGGCGACTCGTACCTGCGCGTGTGGCCCGCCGGCGGCGGCGCGATGGTGCTCGAGCTCGCCACGCCCTACACGGCCGCGATGCTCGACGACATCGACTACGCGCAGGGCGCCGACACGATGTTCGTCGCGCACCCCGCCGTGCCGATCCAGCGGCTGCGGCGCTTCTCGGCTGCCGTCTTCGACCTGTCGGCGGCGCCCTTCACGACCACGCCGTTCGACGAGCAGGGGCACTCGCCGGCCGCCACCTTGACCCTCTCGGCCGCGACGGTGGGCGTGGGGCGCACCGCGACGGCGAGCAGCGGCGTCTTCCTGCCCAGCGACGTGGGCCGCCAGCTTTTCAGCGGCGCGGGCCTGGCCGTCGTCACCGGCTACACGTCGGCGACGGTGCTCACGGTGGACGTGTCGATCGCATTTGCCGGCGTCGCGCTGGCGTCCGGCGCGTGGACGCTGGACGTGTCGCCGCAGGGCCTGGCCAAGCCGGCGGCCAAGGACCCGGTGGCGTCGTCGATCGACCTGGCCGGCGCCCTGTCGCGCGCGGCCAACCTCACGCTGTCGGCCAAGACCGGCGCCATCACCGTCACCGCGTCGGCGGGCGTCTTCGTCGCCGGCGACGTGGGCAAGACGCTGTACGCCGACAACGGCGTGGCGGCGATCACCGCCTTCACCAACGCCACGCAGGTGAGTGCGACCACGAGCACCGACTTCGCTGCCACCTTCTACGCCGCAGGCGGCTGGGGCATCACCGATGCCGTATGGCGCGCCGAGGATGTGGGCAAGTTCGTGCGCATCAACGGCGGCTTGTGCAAGATCACGGCGTTCTCGTCGGCGAGCCTGGTGAAGGCCACCATCCTGACCGCGCTGGCCGGCACCGTCGCTGCGCCGCCGCTGGCGTGGTCGCTGGAGTCCTCGGTCTGGTCGGCCGCGGCGGGCTACCCGCGCACGGTGTCGATGCACGAGCAGCGACTGGTGGCCGCCGGCTCGACGAAGTTCCCGCAGACGATCTGGGGCAGCCGCACCGGCGAGTATCTGGACTTCACCAAGGGAGTGGCCGACACCGACTCGTACAGCTTCACCATCGCCAACGACGAGGTCAACCCGATCAGCTACGTGGCGAGCCTGCGCAATCTCATCGTGCACACCTACGGCGGCGAGTTCTCGCTGCAAGGCGGCATCGAAAAGCCCATCACGCCGACCAACGTGCGCATCCGCCCCGAGTCCGGCCACGGATCGAAGGGCGTGCGCCCGGTGACGATCGGCAAGGAGTCGATCTTCGTGCAGCGCGCCGGCCGCAAGGTGCGCGCGATGGGCTACCGGTACGACTTCGACGGCTACGCGAGCCCGGATCTGTCGGTGCTGGCCGAGCACATCACGGCGGGCGCTGTCGTGCAGATCGCGTACCAGCAGGAGCCCGACATGCTGCTGCTGGCCGTGCGTGGCGACGGCGCGCTACTGTCGTGCACCATCGACCGCGACCAGTCGGTGATCGGCTGGGCGGCGCACTACACCGACGGAGCCTTCGAGTCGGTGGCCACGCTGCCCAACGGCGACCATGAAGAGGTGTGGGCCGTCGTGCGGCGCACGGTGGGCGGCGCCGAGGTGCGCTACATCGAGCGCTTCGAGGACGCGTTCGCGCCGCAGCTCGCGGCCGCCCCCGGCGGCTACCCGCCGCTCGCGCAGCCTGTGGTGTACGGCACGACGGTCGACTGCGGCCTGAGCTTCGACAGCGTGCCGGGAACGGCGACCTTCACGGGCCTCGCGCACCTCGAGGGGAAGTCGGTGGCGATCGTCGCCGACGGCTCGGCGATGCCGCAGCAGGTGGTGACGGGTGGCGCCGTCACGCTGCCGCGCGCTGCGCACCGCGTGCTGATCGGGCTGCCCTTCACGAGCATGGTGCAGCTGCTGACACCCGAGGCCGGCGGCCAGACCGGGACCGCGCAGGGCAACAGCATGCGCACGAGCGAGATCACGCTGCGGTTCCTC